ATTCTTTTACGCTTGGCATGGATGTTGGCATATAATCCTTTCTTTTTTTTAGAAGATTTCTTTATTTTTAAAGAATCCCTACCGTAATGACTTGGCATGATTTACCTCAAAGAAAAAAAGAAGGAGTACCCATTGCTGAGTACCCTTCTGTATGTTGTTAAGAAGCAGATAACTTGATTGTAGCTGCACACTCTGGTCTTAGGATTCCATGACCTAAAGCATACTTGGCAACCATCAGAGTACCTTGATACATGATTCCATAATCAGAACCAGATATCTCAGTAGTCATATCCATTAGCTTTACAGTACCAACTGCTGACTTATGGAAGACAAGACCGATAGTTTTACTATCATCACCTGCATAGGTGTTGTTAGATCCAGCTAGTTCGTTAGTGTTAGCTGTGTTACCAGGAGCTTTGTTTGTTTGAGGTACGTTGTTACTCATCATTACAGGAATACCTGCAACCATTTGTACTTTACCTGACGCAAAAGATCCGTTACCACCTGGGTTGAAATCTACATCAACTGTTCTTGTAGCAGACTCAGCTAACTTGTAGTACTCAGCAGGTGGTAGTACACAGAAACGATCTGTTGTGGGAATGTCTTTTTCATCAAACGCTTGTGCAATGTCATAAATAGCTGCTGCTATTTCATCACCTGTTACATCTGAAGAAGCAGTATTACCATTAGCAAGTGTAAGTACTGTACCACCAGATCCACCAGTAAGTGTGGTAGAAGCTCTGGAAGCATTTGCTATACATTTTGCTACGTTTTGATCGTATCTTTTGGCAAGAGCCTTACCTAGCTCAGTAGCATAAATTGACCTTACGTCATAATGATTCTTAAGCTCATCAAGCTGTTGGACAAATGATTGTGCAATTAAAAGATCATCAATAGAAATGATTTTTTCGTTAGCCAAGATTTGGTTAGCACCAACAAGAGGTGTACCTGCTGTGTGATACGCTGCTGTAGCTGTACCTGTTACAGGGAACTGTGCTGATTTACCAGAACTGATTGTACGGACGGTGTGAAGGCTATCGTTGAAAACATTATTTTCAGAGAAAGCAGTCAGAACCTCTCCTGAGAAAACCTTGAGAAACAAGGCATCATAACCAGTACCAGAGTTATTAACCAAACCTAAGCGTGAGACTGTAGCGTTAGCCATGAGTTTCCTCTTAGATTGATAATTTTACTTTGGAACTTCCTTTAGCCCTTCCGTTCTCTCAGCGTTGTCTGACGCATCAGGCACTTTGATATTGAGAAATGTTTATAGAAGTTATTGAAATAATAACAAAAAATTAGTTACAATTCCACTTTCTTAAAGCAAGTGCTTTACGAGTAGGTTCGCCATTAGGTTTTTTCATTGGTCCTTTAACACCTCCCATCCTTGCACAGAAAGATTTTTTTCTTCCCTTCTCTGATTTAGATAGACCTGATTTTTTAGTTACAGGTCTTTTTAAATTGCTACCAGTTTTATTGTTAATATAATCTCTACCCTTTTGTGACAAACCACCAGTAGGGTTCTTATGTTCTTTCTTTATCTTGAGACTTTCTCTTGACATTAGTTAGGTAAAGACATCGCTGTTAGCTAATTTGTTTTGAACGCTTTGTGTATAGGTAACATCTTTACCATAGCGTTTGTCTGACATAGCAGCGACTACTTCTGCTGTTGATCTGAAAGGATTAGGTCCACTAGTCGGAGCCTTACCTGTTACTAAGTCTGGTTCGATTCCCATAGCATTATTGTATTGTGAATAAAGACCTTGTACCGCTAGTTTTATAGCTGGTGCAGATCCTGTTTCTGTTAGTTGATTGAAAGCATCTACTTCACTTGCAGGTAGGTTATTTAAAGCCCAAGCTGTCATCTGCTCATAGCTTTCACTACCTCCTACTGATTCTTTTATTCCTTCTATTTGTTGTGTAGCAATCTCAACAACATTACCAGTAGATCTTAAACCTTCTAGATAAGTATCGACTAAGGTTCGTGAGAATCCACCTTCCTGTAGTTTGGAATAGTCGTCATCATTAAGACCACCTTCTTGCATAAATCTATTACTAATATCTTGAGGGTCAATGCCTACTTCTTGCAGCACTTCATATACACCATCACCATATAGTTCTTGATAGTTAGCATCTGATTCTTCTTGTTCAACAGTTTCTTCTGTTGAATCCTCTGCTTGATCTGTAGGTGCATTACCTAATTTACCTTCTAGTTCTTTGTAACTAGCAGCTAAATCTTCTACGGATTTAAACTTACCTAAGATAAGACCATTTTCATCAGTCTCATTTTTTGCAAGAGTTTCTAAATTTTCCTGAGACATTGGTGGTGTTTCAGAAACATTTACCTGGGATGAAGTCATAAAAAATAATTAGTTAGTTAGTAGTAATTGTATTCCCATTCTTAGTTTTGACACTACCTGCCTTACTAGAAGTGGGATTGGGGTCATTCACACCTAACCTGCTCACAACAGCTTTTGCTGTATCAGTGGTGTCAGTTTTAGGATCTGGCTTCTTGGTTGGCATTAGTTTCCTCCGCTACTTGTTCTGCCTGTGCATTGTTTTTAGGATCTAATAAAGGAGATCCAAGAGCAGCAGGTCCGAGATGTTGTATCAACTGTTGCTGCTGCATCTGTTGCATCTCTGCTGCTATCTCCTCTTGTGTCTTAACTAGGTTAGTAGTCTCGATACCTATAGATGTTGCAAGTCGTTTAACTGCTTCATCTACATTAACGTATTGTCTCATTACATCTGGACCTAAAGCTTGAGCTACTGTTCCGATAAATTCAATAAGCTTATTACGATCATTACCTCTACCAAGACCTTGAATACCAGTTACTATTTTAGGTTTTACAATTTTCTCTGGTAGCTTTGGCACTTTTCCAGAACGTACAAGCATGTGCATCCTACGTTTCAGGTAAGGTAATTGGAACTCTTGTGACAGGATAGAGTACACACCACCCAAAGAATTTTCTAATTCTTGAGCCATGATTTGTACCTCTGCTGCTGTTACTCTTTCAGCATCTCTTTGTACAGATCTAGCCATAAGAAAAGCATATTCTAGTCTTGCTTCTATACGCTGCATAGCTTGCAAAGCAATACTAAAATCACCTGCTTTACCTACTTGCATTACAGAAATATCAGCAGCACTACCTTCTCTCACTGCTCCATTCGGAGCCTTAGCTAAAGTTGCTGCCCTAGTTTGACCATTAGGATTTACAAGGAATAAAACTTTTGCACTGGCAGCAGCCCCTTCTATAATTGCTTGTGTCAGGGATTCAAGACTTATAAGGTCGCCCCTATACTCTTCAACGTACCCACGTCCGAAATTTTCTCCGTCAATTCGGACCCACCTGAGCAAAATCCAAGGAGAGACTTCAATCTTAGACCTTCCATCAGTACCTGGTATCCTTTCTCCTTTACATTCTTGATGCCAGAAATATTCATCATTAACTCTTTCAATGTGTGTATAAATATCAATGTCATCGTCCATTGTCTTCTCATCATAATTATCTTTCTCTTGTAATTTTTTGATGAAGTCAGCAGGTAGAGCTTGTGGGTTTACTGATTCTTTAGTAATTATTTCTAATACATTTCCAACAGAATCTCTTTTTGATACAAACTTTTCTAATGGGTAAACTTTTAATCCTTTGTCTGTCAAGTATAGAAGAACATTACCACCAACGATCAAATGCTTTAATGCTTCAAACATTGCAACTCGATCATTAGATACTTCTATCTCATCCATCAAGGCATTTTCTATAGTGCGTAAACCTTTATCTATTTCAGTTTCTAATCCTTCCTGTCCTCCTTCCTTTAACAAGGCAAGACTATCAATAGATAATTTAAAAAAGGGAGTACCAGGTGGTAGAAGAGCTACTAATAATTTTGCAGCCAAAGAATTTACAGCCCTTGCACCAAGTGCTTGAAAGGGAGTTTTAATTCTAGCTCTAGTACCAGTAGATGATTCTGGTATAAGGCTAGGAATAGTTAACTTAGAAGATTCTTTAGCTTCTCTTAGGTAAGTAGATCTATTACTCTGCAACTGTTCATAACGACCAGCAGCAGTTTGCCCACCTGTTGAATACTCCATTTTTATAAGTTTAGATTTCCACCTTGAGAACTACCCATAGACTTAGGAATCCTCAAAGAAGCAGTACCACTTCTTCTAGGCTGCCTTGTTGCAGCACCAGTTGTTGAAGTTTTCTTTCTCTGCTTACCAGTTACTACAGTCTTAGCAGTCCTTTCTGGTGCTGGTGCTGTAGGTCTAGGTGTTGGTAATGGTGGTGGCTTTGGGGGTCCTCCGAGACACATGATTAATTCTCCAAGACAGTGTTAGTGAGCATAGTTTCTTTTTGACGTTTCTGTTGTTCAATAAGAAAATCAACAGTGGAACGCTGCCCTGCTCTATACCATACCTCTCTATCAGTTAATGACAAATCGGGATGACGATGCGGAAAGATTTGATCTAAGGCAAAAATCAATTCATCTGTAATAACTGGAAGTTTTTCAGATGCCATGATTAAAAAGATTTATCTTTATTGTAGTTCACTTTTGATAATAAAGTATAGCAGGTTTAAATTTATGTGATAAGGTGTTGAACGAAAGGAGAATCCTTTTACTTCACAAGAAAGCACTAACAACCCATGCTACTGCGTTGTTGGTGTTTTTTTATGGAGTCCAGAGGGATACTTCTCCTGTGTTGTAATCAAAGTCTCCATCTCTCAGTATTCTTGCAAGCTGTGCGTTTAATACAGCATCACTAAAGTCATATTTCTTTTTCTCATAAGCAGCCACTACCTTCTCCCACATTTGTTCAAGTGTTTTAGCTTCACCTAATATCTTTTCTGCTGTTACTGGTCCTACTTTATCTATACCGAAATAGTTATCTGTACTGTCTCCTGTAAGGGCTTGTATCATCCAATGCCTATCAGCTTTACGTTTAGTTATAAGTTCTAAATCATCACCTGCAAGCAGGGTGCAAGGTACAGACCTCATGTCCTTATCGACTGAAACTATTATTGGGTTGTCGTATTGTTTGCTAGTGGCTAAAAGAGCCATAACATCATCTCCTTCTAGTCCATCAAAGCTCTTTGATTGATACTTTTCTCTTACCTGTTTTATTATTTTTTTTAAGGCTAACGGTTTTCTTTTGTTCTTTCTATTAGCTTTGTAGTCTGGATATATTGTATGTCTAAATGTTGGGTACTCAGTAAAGCACATAACAACATCCTTATCTCCTTCAGCAATAGTCTGATAGTAAGAGACTCTGCCATCAATCATTTCATGCACATCTCTTTCATCAGCATGAAGAGTATGTAAGTTGTCATCCCATTTGACATCCTGTTCACAGGCACAACATGAAGAATACAAAAGCCAATCAGCGTCAATTAGTAAAGTCATTAGTTTCCGA